TTGGAAAGCCGCCGCTGGCGTTGCCGCCAGCGCCTCCCAGCGCTTTGGCCGATGCGCCAGCGCCATACTTTTGGTCAAACTGCGGAGCGAGGGAAGGGTTCTGCTTCAGGTAGTCAATTGCCGCTGGTGGCGGCCCGCCAGCGGCGGGCGCTCCCGTCTGCTGCGAGCCGTCATTCGGCACGATGAGAGGCGTTATCGTTCCATCAGCATTGAGGATTCCCGCCGCACCACCCGCTTGCGTGGTGATGACTTGCGGCTTGTCATCCGACTGCCCGCCCATCGCCATGAAGCTCTGCCGAAGCGCGGGGTCGAAATGCCCCTTGAGCTGCATCAGCGCTTCCGTCGAAATGTCCGGGTGATTGCTCTGCAGCAGGTAATCGATCGCCTGATCCCACTTCTGCGGAGTGTCGGCCCATTTGGCGAGGCTCGCGGCATAGTGGTGCCATGTCTGAATCTGCTCTTGCGAAAGCTGCTGTTGCGCGCTTTGCTGGCCTTGGCGATACTGCATCACCGCGCCGGGATCGTAGCGAGCCGCCGCGCCCTGAGCATTGGGGTCGCCGGGGTTCATGGCAAAGCCCGCGAGCGCGTTCTGCTGCATCCCTTTTGAGAATGCGTCGGAGAACGACTGCCCCGCGTTGGGATATTGGGCGATGAGTGCGTAAGGGTCCATCGTCAGTATCCCGCGTTGTTGCCGGTGCCGAACGCATCAATCGGAAGCGTCGGAATGCCCTGCGAGGGTTGGAAGAAGCTCGACCCGATCTGGCCGAGACCCGATCCGATAGCGCTTCCAATGCCAGCCTGACCGTAGCCGTTGATCGCCGCCTGGTTCGCCTGCGCGTTGCCGATGTTGTAAGCGCCCTGCCCGATTGCGTTCGCCGCGTTCTGGTTGATCCCTGTGACGGCGCCGGAGTAATTCTGTCCCATGCCGTTGACGGTGTTGCCGTAGGAGGAGCCAACCCCGCCGATAGCGGAAGCGGCCTGAGCGCCCATCGCCTGCTGCCCCGTCAGGTAATTCATGTAAGGGAAGAAGTAATTCTGCAGGGCGGTGTTCTGGCCGAAGCTCTGGAGGGCCTTCGCTGCGGCACCGGACTGGATCTGACCGTGCGCCGCGTAGAGGTTGTTCAGCGTGTTCGCGCCCTGCTGAAGCGCAAACTGCATCCCCGCTGAATTGGCGAAGTTGCTGAGCGCGTTCTGGGCCGAAACCGGGGTTACGGCGGGGAGCGTCGAGGCCGGCGTTGGAACGGGCGCGGGAGTTGGGGGCGGCGTCGTTCCCGTGCTTGGCGGGGGCAGCGGAGGCATTCCCGGAGGGGGCGGCATGGACATTGACGGAGGCGGCCCGGACATTCCGCCGCCGCCGCTTCCAAACATGCCGCCAATGGGCGTGCCATATCCAGAGTCCCCGTAGCCTGCGGGGATCGGGTTGGTTTCGGGCAAGTATCGCATTAGAAAAGCCTCCCGCCCGTCAAGAGCGCGCCGATTGGACTGATGATGCCGGGGATGCCGCCGCCGCCGCCTGAGGATTGCTGTTGCGGAACCGGTTGCGGGGCCAGCGTAAGCGGCGTCTGCGCGGCTATCGGGCTTGGCGCGTGGACCGTGGACTGGATTGGCTTGGCGGCGGGAAGGCCCAGAAGCGCGTTGACCGAATTGGACGCGACCATGCCGTTCGTCGCGTAGGGCGACAGCATGTTGAAGTCCTGGTTGTAGATGTCGGTCTGGAGGCCGAGGTTGTTGTTATACATCTGCCGCTGCAGGTCGAGGCTCTGGTTGCCGAGCTGGAGCTGGGCGTTGGTCGCCTGATTGGCGGCGTTCGTGGTGGCGTCTGTGGCTTGTTGAGCGGCGTGGCTCTGCGCGTGCGACGAAAGCACGGCCCCGCCGATGGCGCCGGCTGCACCGATACCGGCGGCAATCACTACTGGAGGCATTCTATTCTCCGATGAACAATTCGCAGGTGCCGTGGCTCAAGTCGGCCAGCCCTTGCGATTTCCAGCCCATGAGGCGGGTGAACATGATGACGTGGCGGGATTCGATCGGGACCGCCGCCCAAAACAGCTTTCCGCCGTGATTGGAGCGCATGTAATCGAGCATTCGATGCGACAGGCTGATGACCTCGCGCCCGCGTTGCTCGAACATCACATGCACTTCGTAGATTCCGGGACCGCGCCAGACGAACAGCGCGCCACCTTCGCCTTCAATCAGGCAGACATTCATCTGGTCGGCGAGGAACGGGCCGAAATCCCCGCGCTTGCCGCTATCCCTCCAGAACCACTCATTCACCCGCTCTGCATCGGCGAGCGAGGCGCGGATCACCGTAAGCCCAGCTCCGCTTTCTGCGCCTCAAGCTCGTCGGCGGTGTCCGCGACCAAAATTGCCTGACCGAAGCCCTGTTCGAGCTGCAATTCGCAGTCGTCGGGGCTTGCGATGCCCTCCTTGATTATCTGAAGGCTCGCCGGGTCATAAACCGCGTAGGCGCTCACTTCTTTATCTCCGTGACAACGACGCTGCGCGCGAGGGGATTGCAAGTCGGCCCATTGGCCCACGCCTGGAGTTTATAGGTGTGGCTCCCCGCTGTGGGCTGATCGCTGATTGTGTAGGAGTTTGAGCCGGTCCCTGCCATTGCCCCAGAGGATTCCGCGAGGCTGAAATCGACCGGCCCGAAAAGCACGGTGCTATCTCTGACAATCCGCACCTGATAGATGCCAGAAGTCAGTGTTGCATAGGACACATCGAATGGGCCGGCGTAGAAGCACGCCTGAATGAGCAGCGCTGCGCCAGTCGTCGTCAACGTAGCCGATTGAATGTCTGTCCAGGTGCTTGTGTTCGGGACGCTGACGGAGCCTGCGGTGTAAGCCGAAACCGAATTGGTGACGGCGTTGTTCTGAATGTAGGAGGTCTGAACCGCATTGGTCGCTAGCGCCTTCCGCGAAGGCGTGTCTGTGACATTGCTGAGGTCGTTATTTGTGACGTTGGTTGCGAGGTCCGCGCCCTCTGTCGCCGCGACAACCCAGGCCGCGCCGTTCCATGTGTATGCGATGACCGGGCTGACCGACGAATCGACCCACACGTCGTTGACGTTCGGGCTTGTCGGGGCAACCGTATCCCGAGTAACCTTTGCCTTGCTGTCGGCGGTCGATTGTGCGGCAATCGCAGCGGCCATCGCCGCGTCGGCCTCCGTCAGCGCGCCGACTTCGGCTTCGATCTGCTCGGCGACGCGCTGCGACCAAGTGAGAAGTGCCGAGGGCAATCCGGTAAGGCCGAAGTCGCGCAGGCGCGCGAGCCTGAACGCCATTTAGTAAGTCGGGAACTGATAGACCGGAGGAGCCGGAGTTGGCGCGGGAGCCGCGCCGGGATTAAGCCCCATGCTGCCCGGAACGCCCGGAACCATGCCGACGCCGCCCTGAAGCGGTGCGCCCGTTCCGCCGCCGCCCGGAGTCATCACCGGGCCACCCGATTGCGGGTTTCCGCCTCCGGGGCCGCCCATGAAGCTGCCGAAGCTCGGGCGCTGCTGTCGCCAATCCATCATCTGCGGGATGAACGCCTGATGCTGCTGTCCCGCCGTCGTTCCCAAGGTGGGATCATAGCTGAACTGCGGCCTCTGCCCCTGCCAGTCCATCAGCGCATTGCGATAGTCGCCGATGTTTCCGACCATCTGCTGGATGCCGTGAGGAGCGCCGTTCATCATTCCCGCTAGGTTGGGGAACGGTGCAGCTCCATTATTGGGCTGAGCGCCGTGCATAATCCCCGGCTGCATCAGCGCGTTGGGAATTTGCGGAATACTTGCCATGCTTAACCCCTTGATCTTCCGCCGAGCGGCGAATTGTATTTGACTGCGCTAATTCTGAGAGGAACTGGATCGGTGCAGCGAAAGCGAAACATCGCTCCGGGCGCGTCATATTGGCCCAGACGCCGCCACTCCGGGATGACGCGGTATTGCCCCGTCCCGCCAATGCTCGCGTTGCCGAGCGAAGCGTCATTGAAGTCGGTCCAGGTATTGCCAGCGTCCCTTGAGCTTTGCTGCTCGATCTTCGGATCGGAACCCTGTCCCGTAAGAATTGTCGATTGCCCAGTGTTGACCCAGAGCCACAGGTTATCGATCGATCCCGGCGCGTCCATCTGAACGGCGGCGGTGAACTCGCGGGTCAGCGCAACCCCCAGATCGTCCCAACCCGAAAGCCCGAGGATTTGCCCGGTCGATTGGTGGCCCAGATAGATCGTCGTGCCCTTCATCGCCGCGCATTGGCCGATGAACTGGCCCCCGTTGGTCTGAAGCTCGCTCCACGCCTGAGTGGCGCAGTCGTAAGCGAAGGTCTGACTGTCCAAACGGACGCAGACGAACTCGTGCCCCTGCCAGCGGAAGGTGAACAGACTCGCATTAGTGGAGGCGATGATCTTCTCTTCGAGCCAATGGTCGGAAATCCGGTCGAACTCTTCGCCGAACCTGTAAACCACCCCGTCCGAGCCAATGTGAAACTTGGTATTGTCGGCCTCGCACTGGCAACCGGTGAGCAAAATGCCCTTCGACTGCGAGCCCATGCCCTCGTTGCGGGTGAACGGGAGATCGGCGGCCCCGGTATCGCTCCACACTTCGATCGTCGATTGGCCGTAGAGCAGAATCTTGTCGTTCAGCGCGGCAACGTCCAGAAGCCCGTCAGGCTCACGCTCAGCCGTCGCGTAGTTGAGCGCGTCCCAGGTGTTGCCGTCGAGAACCGCAGAGAAATAGAAGCGTCCCGGATAAAGGTCCGCAGCGCCGCTGGACTCCGTTCCCCGAACCGCGACGAACAGCGAGCCGATGAAGCACACCGCCCGCACATGCGCGCTGTCCGGGAACGTAACCTTGTTGAGCGCCGTGCCGTTGTAGCGCCACATATCGCCGCCCGCCGCGATCAGCATTTCGCTGTTCGATCCGGCGATGGAAACTGGACCCGTCCCCAATCCGGTGAGCGTCCCGATCAGCGTCGTTCCGCGATAGAGCGTCGGGCTTGTGGTGGAACCGATAACCGAGAAGTCGTCGCCGTTCAGCGTGCCCCGGTTGGAGTAAATCGCGCGCACCGGACCAGCGCCGTTCGAGGCAATCTGGATCAGCCCCGGACGCGACTGCAGGCACGCGCCATTCTCCGAGGTCGCCGCCTTCTCGACGAACATATTGATGAGCGTGAGCGGCGGGAGATTTCCGGTCTCCCTGTCGTAGCTCGCCGAGCCATAGATGAGGTCCGGCATTTAGAAATACTCCGCAGCCGTGCGGTCCCGTGTCGATCCGAGCTTGTAGGACAACGACGCCTTGAACCGATTGGCCGCAGCGCGAACGTCCGGGTTCATCGTGGCAGTGTCATTGAACATCGTGGCGAACGCGCCAGAGGTCGCAAGACACGCGGCCAGCCCCATCTTCCCGCGTGAGGAAAGCGGCGCAATGTCGCTCGTGGCGAGGTCGAGCAGGTCAACCCATCCGGTGCGGTCATAGAGGCGCACGGAGCGCGTTCCCGTGCTTGTCAGGCTCTCATACAAAGCGAGGTCGCGCGGCTGTCTCTCAACGCCGTCGGCGCTGTCCTCGGCTGAAATCGTGGTTGGTTCGGTAAGGGTGACGCCCGCAGCGAGAAGGTAGCGATAGCCCTCCTGCGCGGTATCGTCGGCGGTCAGATATGTGTCGGTGAGCTTGCGGAACATCGCTCCGGCAACCCACTCGTCATAAAGCGACTGGAGGCAGTCCATGCCGTCCTCGGTTTCAGCCGCAGACGGCGTTCCGCCCGAGGGAAGCACTTTCGCCAGCTTGAGCGCGGACGTGATGATGTCGAGGCAGGTTGCCGCCATTCACCCCTCCGCTGAAAAGGAAAAATGGGGAGGAGTGGTTAAACCCCTCCCCGGTATTCAGCCTTAGCTGTCGGCAGCCGCCGCAGCGTAGACGGTGACAATGCCCTGAGGCTTGCCGTTGAACGCCAGCTTCTTGACGCCGAGCAGCTCTTCGATCGCGACGCCCGGACGGAACTGATAGTCCTTCAGGTTGTCGGTGCGAGGAGTGGGCTGCTGGCCCCATGCAACGCCCACGGACTGCTGGCCGCAGACGAAGATCGGACGAACGTCGCAACCGGCAGCACCCTGGCCGTTGAGGTTGTAGGTGCCGCTGCCGATGCCCGGAGCCGAATCAATCTCGGGAACTTCCCGATGCAGAACGCCGTCATAAATGAGGTCGCCGTCCTGGAAGAGCGGGTTGTTCTCGACATCGCGCGGACGCGCATCGCGGTTGGCCTGCGTCATCACCGAATCCGCCTTGAGATCGCGGAAGGTGCGCGAGCCGTGGAACGCCACGAAATACTCCTGTCCGACCTTCGACCGATACGGACGAATGTGCGGGTCAGCGAGCTTCGCGAGACGCTTGGCAAGGCTCATCATCGACGCGCTGCATTTGTCTGCAGTCGTGTCCACATTGAGCAGCGCCGTTGCGAACGTCGCGCTGTAGTTGCTCACCAGCGAACCGAACAGGAGCCGGTCAGCGTTGGCAGCGGCGAACGCGTTGCGATCCGCAGTAGCCGAAGCGTCGAGGTTCACGGTCGTGTCCGCAGTCGTGACAACCGATGCCAGCGCCTTGATGATGTCGGTGCGGAGCTGGTCCGCCTCCCACATCTTCAGCATGTCGCGAGCGGCGTTGAGAAGGTCGATCTCGGTCTTGTAGCTGGTCGACTTCGGAACGCGGACGCCGTTACGACGCCAATCGACCGAAATCGCGCAGTTGTAATTGCCGAGCGCCTCTTCAGAACCGTCGAGGGTCGTGTTGCCGGTGACGCCAGCACCCTTCAGGCGGGTGATGAGCGGAATGTTGATCGTCTTGCCGGCCTCTTCCTGGAGGTCCATCTTGGCAACGATGATCGAGCTTGCGGCCTTGCCCATGTAGGCGGAGAAGCCGGTCTCGCGGACATATTCCGCGAGATACTGTGAGATCCACTTTTGCTTTTCGAGCGCGGTGGCTAGGGTCGTTTCTGCCATTGTTACTTACCTTGGAATAGCTCGTCGAACGCCGCTGTCGGACCCATTGCGATAGTCCGCATCCCCCCTGCGGAGGTTGCCGATGCGATGGACCTTGGCGGCGCTGGCGATGGTTCGGGATTGGGCGTTGCGCCCGGTTGCTGTTGCGTGTTTTTCCACGCGATGAAGGCTTCAATCTCTTTGGGATCGGCGTTGCCGAGCTGCGACAGCGTTTGATGCCGCTTATACTCGCCAACGAGGAACCCGTAGGGGTTGCGCTGTGCGTAGAAGGTTTGAGCGAACATCGGATTGGCGGCGAGCATCTGCCTGCCCCATTCCTGCGCCGCGTTGACCGTCTCGTCGCCCGTGGACTGCCTCACCATCTCTTCCGAGAGGTTCAGCCGGTCGTTGAGCGTCGTCTGCGCTATCTGGCTCTGGAGGTATTGTGTGTAGCCCTCGGGATTCTCGAAAATATCGGGAACCTGCGGGGCCTGTGGCTGCTGCTGCGGCTGTAAAGCGGCTAGCTGCTGCTTGAGCGCCTTGACCTCGTCGCGCGTTTCATGGAGCGCCTGTAGCGGCACCATGACGGGCTGTTCCTGTTCCTTGGCCTTGAACCGTCCCTTTTCGTCGCGCTCCCGCGTTGCTTTCTGCTCTGCGGTTTCGCCTTCAGGTTCCGGTGTTGGCTCTGCGGGCGCTTCGGCGGGTGCCTCTGCTACCGGCGTTTCAACAGGTTGAGTCTCGGCGTTCGGCTCTTCCGAGCCGTCCAGAAAATCCAGATCGTCCATTGCTTCCCCCGCAATCCTGTAGCGTCGGATTGCTTCACGATGCGCCCGAACCTCGGCGGCAGGTTGCTAGGTGCGTCCTAGCCCGTAACGCCCGTTAAGCCCCGGCGGCGGGCATCCCGTTCGGGCCAATCACATTGGCCGGCGGAGGTGGTTGCATGACTGGCGCGGGCATCGGGACCACCTGGCCCCAATATGCCAACTGCTGCTTCGTCCATGCGGCGTCGGTTGAAATCTTGTCGGCCTTCGCTGCGGACTCTGCCGCCTGCGCGCCGGTTTTCTGAATCTCTGCGGCCGCTCCGGCCTGCTGCATCTGCTGCTCTTGCGCCTGCTGCTGCTGCATCTGGTCTTGGCGGGCCTTGCGCTTCTCGATGATCCGGCGCTTGTCGGGAATCTGCGATAGCTCCAGCAGGTCGTCGAACGGCACTTCCTGCGGGCCATACATCTCGGCCAGTTGCGAGAGCGTCTGGAACTGCTCCTGCGCCAGCACGGCCATATCGGGCACCGTGTCGAGGATGATGTCCACGTCCATCTCGGCAAGCGCGTTGTCGTAGCCGAGAACCACCTGTTGAACGGTTGGCATTCCATCCGGTCCGGGGACGATCTGCTGCCCCACCTGCGGCTGATTGATGCCAATGAACTGCGGCGCGCCGTTGTCGTCGGTCACGCGAATGTAATCGGGCGCGGTCCAGAACTGGCGGCAGCGATCCCAGATCGCGCGGTAAACCCGCACCTCCCAATTATGCAGGCCCTTGTAGACCAGCGCGTCCTCGGTCAGGCCCGCCTGCTGATCGACCTGCTTCGACCGTCCAGATGCACTCGACGCGCCGCGCGCGAGAATCGCCGGGTTCGGCCCCTGACGGTCAAGCTCGCTTTCGGCCAGCGACAAGAGGTTGAACTGGCCCGATGCGAGGTCGTTCTGATTGACCGGAACCCAGCCCGGAGGAATGATCCCGTCCGGCCTTGCCGCTTCCGCCCGCGCCTCGTCGGCATCGATCGGCATGAAGCTGTTCGGATCGGACGCCTGCAACTGGCGGTTGTTGAGCTGGTGCAGCAGCTTCTGGCGGCGCTTGTTGAACTCGTCCTGCGGAGCGCGAAGGTCTCTGCCAATGCCGGTGCGGTTATTGTCCTTGTCGACGTAGCAGCTCATCGCCACGATGGCGTTGTCAGGGCGCTTCTTGTCGTCCTGGTAGGGACTTGCGCCCGCCTCCAAGATGCCGCCGCCGAAAAACACGCAGCGGTTCCAAGCGCCATCAACGCGGTGATACATCTCCACCACCATCAGGCGGCGCAGCTTCAGGTCGATCCAGTTTGAAAGGCCGTCCCTCGGTCGATCCTGGAACGTCTCGTCGGCAAACCCGACCGTGCTTCCGAGCGTATCGGTGAACGCTCCGTCAATGTCGCTCTTCTTGGCCGGATAGAGCGCCGAAACGTCGTCGGCATACATCCACTTGGCGATGCCCATGTAACGCGCATCGGAGAAATCCCGCTTCCTCGACCGGGGATCGAAGAAGAACTCCTCCCACCTGATCTGCGTGAGCTTGGGCTTCTTGTCGTCGTCGACCTCGACCAACACGGCGCAATGGCCGGGGACAAGGTAATCGTAAGCGCAGGCAAGCCGCAGATCGTCGAAGTCGTTCAGCTCGGAGGCGTAGCGCAGCGTCTTGGTAACAACGTCCGCGCCGTCCTCATCCACGCCGGGGTTGCGCCCGTAAGCCCGTGGATCGGTCGCGCCGCTCTCGATCACGCCGAGCGTGCCGTTGATCGACTTGCGGAAGCGGTTGAAGATTCCCGTCGGCTGCTTGCGCTCGTTGAGCGTGGCAAGCTCTGCCGAGGTTAGCTGTGTCCCGTGGTAATAATCGTCGTCAACCTGCTGCTCCTGCCTGTTGGGCGAGAGCAGGTCGCGCGAGTCCGCGAACATCCTGCGGTAGTTTTCAAGCGTCAGCTCGGGAGTGTCAGCCAATCAACCCTCCCTCATACGGTTTTCCAATTGTCGCCGCCGTTCGTGCGTGGCCGCCAGCGCTTCAGGTCCGGCGGATTAACCGCAGGCGGCTTTTCGAGCGGCTTGAACCCAGTGCGCCGCAACTCTTCGAGCGCGTATCGCAGCGCATCGATCGTGTGGTTGTCCTTGTCCTCCAGCACCGGAAGAATCTCTTCCGTCTGCGGATCGCGCTTGTAGCTGTAGAGCGTCAGTTCGTTCGCAACCGTCGTGCAACGCGGGTGAACGATGATGTCAAAGCTCTTGAGGAATTGAACGCCGTCCTCGACCGATCCCTGCCCCTTGATCGCCGGGGTAATCCTGTAGCCGTGTCGGCGCATGTAACTGACGGTTTCCGGCCTCGCGCTGTCAGCGCGGATCATCCATTTCTCCGCGCCCGCGATCCCCGGCCTTTTCTTCCGGTTGTTGAACGCTTCGTCTTTCGGCCACTCGCTGGGCTTACGGTCGCCAGAGAACAGGTAGGGAGTTTCATCAATCTCGCAGCCGACTTCGACGGCTTCCCGATCGACATAAAGACGCCGCCCCTCGATGAAACAGCGGACAAGCGCGGTTGGGTCGTGAGCAAAGCCCCAATCCGCCCCAAATCGAAGAACCGCCTCATTGGGTGTGTCAAACTCTTCAACCTTCCAGTTGCGGAACACTCGCGCTTCGCTGTTGAGGCTGTAGTGCCCACCCCAGACGTGGAGGAACTTGTCAGGATCGCGCTTCCTGTCGTCCTCAAGGTCAGCGCGCAGCTCATCAGGGAGCCACGGATTGTCCGACCAGTTTGCCTCGACCACCACAGCATCAGCCGGTGGCGAATCCCCCCTCAACAGAACGTCAACCGGATCGGTCGGCTTGTTCGGGTTCCAACTGAACCACATTTCCGAACCCGGCTTGCGGATCGTGGGACGCAGCAGATCAAGCGACCTTTGGCTCAGACTTTGCGCTTCCTCGACCCATGCAATGTCGAAACCCTCAAGCGACTTGATCGACTCCGCCGTGTGGTTCTGCATTCCCTGGAACATGATGACGCCGCCACCAGGCGTGCGTATCTCGGCTTCCAGTATCTCGAAGCCCGGTGCGCCAAGGGATTTGATCTTGTCCTCGACCAGCAGCTTGACCGAGTTCTTGAGGCTCTTCTGAACCTCACGAACGCAGGCAACGCGCGTGCCCCGCTTCAATACGCATTGCTCAACCAGCAGCTCGGCAAAGAAGTGTGACTTGCCCGATCCGCGCCCGCCGAACGCGCCCTTGTATCTCGCTGGCCTTAGTAGCGGCTCAAAGACCTCTGCGGTCTCAATCTGAAGGACGGACAATGACGCGCCTGACCTCTTCAATCGCGACGGGATTGTCCGGGTCGCCCTTTAACTCGACCGAGTTCAGCTTCGCATGGACGTAAGGGGCTGCGGCTTTGGCTGCGTCAATGCGCTTGGCCTCGTCCGCGTTGATGTCCTGATAAACGCTTGTCAGATATTCGAGCGGCGTGAGACCGGAAGCGACAATCGCCTCAACCTGCTCAACCGTTCGCTTGTTCTGTGCGCCAGCGGGTCGCCCAGCCCCCGGACGCGAACCACCTCGCGCCATATTGATTTCCTTTGATATTAAATCATATCACCAGCGAATGCTGTCGCGGTCGTTTGCCGCCTCGGCCAGATCGGGAATGAGGTTGAAGCAGCGGTAGATCGCTCTTGCCGCCTCCTCACTCATGCTCACTTCGTTCAATCGGGGATTGGCGAACCAAGGCTGGCGAACTCCGCGCCATTCATGGGCGGGACGCCAGAAGATCATCGCCGCCAATCTGATTGCTGTAATCATTCGCCGTCGCTGGCGCGCACCATTGCGACTCTCGTGCAATATCGCTCAGTGCTCGACCGAATTTCCGCGCCTCTTCGGTTGACAGGTTCAGGATCGTGAACTGATCCGGCGCAGTCTCGACGCGGAGATTTACCCGGTCGCCAATGCGTTCGGCGGTGAGCTTGTCCGCGTGCCGGACGAGAGCGCATTTGACCATCATCGCCGCCCCTTCGCCTTCGGTGGCCCGAACAGCCTGTCGAGCATCTGTCGAGCCAATTCGCTGTCAGCCTCGCACACCTTCTGACCGTCAACCTTGGTCGAGAAATATCCCTCACTTGCAAAGCGAAGGATTACCGCTGCCATTTCCTTCTGCCGACCGTGAGTATCGGAATGATCCGATACAGCGCCCCAGGCGAATACACCGGCAAGCGTCCTGATCGCATCGGCTACATCATGGAGAGCGTCTGCGACTATGGACGCGGTTTCAGACACGGGCTCGGCCTTCCGAACGATGTGGTATTGGCGGGCGCGGGACATTGCGCCTCCGATGAAAGATTCCCGCCAGTCTGTTGCGCGTCGCAGCATCGGGTTTGTCTGCGCTTGCTGGAGAGGCTGTGCTGGCGGGATCGCGCGCCTCTGATCCTGTGTTTCCGGCGGCGCGAAATACGACAAGGGCCGCCGAGACGCTAAGCGACTGGCGACCCTCGCATCCCTTCGGATCATCACCTGCCGCACTTGGCGGGAGGCTGGCCGGGGGAGTGTTGCGTGACGAACTAGGCGCGAAAAGCCTAAATTACCATTTCGCACATTGTCGCATATTTTAAGGGTCGCGTCAAGTCCCTACGCGACTAAACGACGCGCGGCGCGATTTGGTTCCATCAGCGCCGCCGCGCCGAGCCTCAGCAATGCCAGATGATCCCATGCCTCATGCCCGTCGGTCGCGATCTCGCCGCCAATGCTCAATTCAGGCGGAACGGGCTTCCCGGCTTTCGCGAACTCCGCCCGCTTATCGAGAATGCGCCGGTTGATGATCGCCGCCGCCCAGAACGAATCCATATCCGGGAACCAGTGCCGGTCAACCGTGACCTGGTGGACAGCCGAGCGGACGCTGTGCCCCGCGCCCCTCAGTCGATCATCCATCGCGTCGAACCATTCGCCGTGGGGATCTGGAGTCGCCGCCGTGGAATTGTCCTGCGAGCGGTCGCATTGTTCGTATTGAGCGACCTTCGCTCCGCCCTTGTAATGGCCCCAATATCCATCAGAGTATGCTAGGAGGGTAGCAAGGATTGTCTCGGCGGGGTCGGCCATACCGTCGAAACAGCCTACGAGCATAAGGCGTCCGGCGCAGCTCATTTCGAACCCGGTTGAACTGTCCCCGCGAAAGTGGCGGAAGCAGGCGACACGAGCCTGAACGCGATCGTTGCCGTAGTCCCTGACCTGCAGGAGCCGGCCCGTCTTTTCGCTTCTTGGCCCGGACTTACGCTTTCTCGCCATCTCTAACCCCCTCCACGGTTATGCCGACTTGTTACGGGCGCATCCCTTCGGGACCGCGTGCTCGTGAACGGCACCAATCTTCGTTGTTGCCGCCGTCCCGGCTTCGCCCGCTTGCGCGGGCCGGATTTCTACAATTGTGTCCGGCGCAAGGCTGAGAACCCATTCGTCGCGGGTCGTCGTCGTTTGGGTCGCGGGGATCGTGTGTCGGAACGGCCATATTCCAGCGGTATATGCCGGTCGCTCCAGCGTCGTGTTGCGCTTCTTGTAAAAGTTCGTGAGGCCGATTTCGCTGCGGATTACGTCGGCGTCAATTTCGATCACGCCGCGACCGTCATTTGTTCGAATCTTCATCCCTCAAACCTCCCGATCCATCTCAGCGCGCACCTGCTGAAGGATACGCTGCGTCTCGCCCTTCACGGGCCTCCAGTATTCGTTCCTCGGGCGCTCAAGCCGGAGCGCGTCCTTGTTCGCCTCGCGCATCGCTTGTTCAGCCGCCCATTTCTTCCGCTGCTCCCACGACGCCGCAACCGTCTCCATGATCGTCGGCACGATCTCGGATGCGAACCGGCAGGACTCGCGGGCCTTCTTGCAGCCGATCGAAAGCAGGTCGGCAGGAATGCCCTTCAGCGTTGCCCGCGCCACCTGAACCCAGGCGTTGCGATCCTCGGCGGTCATTCCGCTCGGCGCGACAAGGGTGAGGCACGCCAGCAGCTCGGCGGTTCCGGCGCTGGCTGAAGCTGGTTTCAGGCGCTCAGAAAGGCTCATCGGGAGCGATGTTGAGCATTGCATAAGCTGCCTGTGATTTTCCGATTGATTGTCCAATCTTAGTCCCCCTCGGATCGTAAATTGCGCCCCATCCCTTCGCCACACACATCTCGATCAGCTTCGGAGGCGGAATGCCGGTCTGCGCCGACACCCTCACCAGGTCATCGTTGAAAGCTTTCCATGCGGTGTCGGTGTTCGGGAGCCGCTTGCGCTTCCGATTTGTCAGCAAATCAGTCCAAACCTGAAGGCTCACCCCGACCGGGAGCGCCCAAGGGCGCGGCGGAGGTGAAGAACCGTTAGGTTCTGAAACCTCCTGGGGGGTTAGAATATCTATATCATTGGGGGGCGTAACGGGCGTTACTGTAACGGCGTTACGCTTCTTGGCTCTGTGCCGTGCTTGGCGGTCGGCATTAGTATTGTCGCGCTTCTTTTCGGCAGCCTTAATGGCGCGCAGGATCACTTCCGCATCCACTCCGTCGGCCTGCAGGGAATCGATGAGCGCCGTGATGCTCACTGGTGCGGATACCTCTCCGGCTGGAGCGCTTCCGCCTCGACTTTCTCAAGCAGGTCCATCTCTTCCCTGCGGTGCATGGCGAGCCTGCCGTGTTCCCGCATCCGCGCGACCTGCTGATCGACGGCGCGAGGCGTGCGTTGAAGCTCGCGGGCGATGATCTTGTGTCGTGTCCCCGCACGCTTGCGCTGGATTAGTGTCGCCTCTTCAGCCGCCGTCCACGGGAAGCGGTTGTGCGCCGTCATGCCGAATATCCAGCGGGCAGGAGAATCTTCCCGGCTCCAGGCTGGAAGCCGTGCTTTTGCTCCCATCTGTGGAACATTGTCTGCAGCGCTTCGTTGAGCTTGCGGCTGCCGCGCTCGGCATCGTCTGCCGCTTCCAAATGAGAGTTGACGCCGTTGCTCGTGTGGCCGCCCTCGTTTGGCGAGCGGAACAGCCAGCGCGGAATTTGCTTCTTCATCTCGGAGCGGACATGCTCAACCCGCTCGCGCGACACACCGAAGTAATTGGCGACCGTCTGATCGTCGTTGATGTAGCCACAGACCAGCTCGATCTCGTGGTCGCTAGTCGCGTAAGTCATGTTTGCCGATCGGCGGCTCACTTGCCCTCTCCCTCGCTCAAATACTTCATCATCTCGGCCTCGACCTCGCACGGCAGGATCATCCCGGTTCCGTATGTTGACGCGACGAACTGCGGGCGGATCATCGGAAGCCGGCCCTCGTGAGCTGCGCGGGCAATCTCTCGGCGCATGTCCTCACGGCGCTTTTCAAGCGGCCATGCCTGGGTTGGGTGGAAGTGTCTGCCAGCCTGTGGATCCGTTGCTCATGCGGGCCAGCTCGCAATGACGCTGATTCCCGGCGTGTCCGTGTAGAACTTGCGCGCCTGGAGGCTGACGACTTGGCTATCATCCTTCCAGATGATCTCGTTGCCGCCGTCGAAAACGGCCTTGATGTAATTGTCGATGTCGGGCCGCGAACACGGCCTGAGCGCGTTCGCGCGTGCGAGAGCCTGCTTCTTCTTTGACCATGATTGCGGGATCGGCAGCCCGATCGCAATACTGACAGAGACAGGTTCTAGCGTTGGCGGAGCGCCCTCCATTGCATCGCGCGCTGCTAATGCTACGCGGGCTTCGTAATTGACGGTTTTCTTTGGTGTGTAGGCGCGAGCAAACCCGCCGCGCGTCGAGATTCGCGGGCGCCCCTTGGCTACGGGCTGACCGGGGATCTCGAAGATAACGCGACCGCGCGAGGGACACTCATCCGAAGGACGGAGACGTGAAACAGGCTCCGCTCGTGAGTGGCCCGGTTCCGGAGGAACGCGCCCATAATCAGTCGCCATCACGCAGCTTCCCTTTGTTCGAGAGATGCGAGGATTGCGCGACCGATAAGCTCAGGGATTTGGGGGACTACGGCGTTACCTAGGCATCTAAGTCTGTCCACCCGCTTGGGTATCCCATGAGCCACTCGACCCACGTTGGGTTCAGCGCTCCAGATGTTTCCGACACCGACATCGAGAGCATCACCTGCTTGCCCCTTTCGATCCTTCGCTTGATCGCTGGAGTCGATCGGTTGCCGCGATCGCGGTTGTCCGATGCGCTCGGCGTCGGCCAGAAGCGCACCCACCGATCCAACGATACCGACTTGTTCGTGAGCGGGTTCAACGTTTCCTTCGACGTGCTCTTGCGCTCTATGTGATCTGACGCTGTTGGCGTCGGGATGCTGTGGCTCGGCAACGATCCAAACCCGGTCCCGTATGTGAGGGGCACCAACGGCGCTCGCCGGTATGCAATGCCATTCCGCGTCATGCCCGATCTCGGCCAAGTCCCCGAGAACGGTGTCCAGCCCTCGACTAAGCAGCGCTGCCACGTTCTCCAGCAGCGCGTATCGCGGTCGAACCACGCGAATGGCTCGAACCACTTCCCGCCAGAGTCCTGAACGGGCTCCGGCAAGTCCGGCACCAGCGCCGGCGAAAGAGATGTCCTGGCAAGGAAAGCCCGCACAGATGATGTCGGCATTGGGATACTCCGCAGCGGTCACGTCGCCGACGTTCGGCGCGTCGGGGAACCGGAGCGCGAGAACCTTGCTCGCGTAGTCGTCGGTTTCGGCAACCGCGACGGTCTTGAACCCGCCCGTCCGCTCCAGCCCTAAGTCAAAGCCGCCAATTCCCGCAAAGAGCGACAGCACGCGCAAGGGATGCTCACCGGATGGCCGAGACAACGAAGATTGGCTCGGTTCATGAGCGGCCCGGTCGGCGGAGCCGATGCGCCCGGAAGATTGATCCCCCGCCACGACTTAACTTCTCGTCACTCTAAGCATCGCATCTCTACGACGCTGTATGCGGAAGCTGTTGCGGTTTGACTCGACCATGCGGGCGAGACGACGACAGGCTAACCAGCGGCGGATCATGCGGCCTCTCCGATGAAAAAGTCGCCTTGGCGCTGAGCATCCTCGATGCGCTTGCAAGCGATGTCGAAATACTTGGGCTCACGTTCGATGCCGATGAAACTCTTGCCCATTTGAACGGCGGCGACTCCAGTGGTTCCGCTGCCCATGAAGGGGTCGAGGATCGTCTCAGCGTCACACGCTACCCGCTCGATCCAGAGCTTTTGAAAGCGCACAGGCTTGGGGCACGGATGCCCGTTCTTCTCTGAGGTTTCAGAGTGCTCGATGAAGTCTGGCCTGCGCCCCATTTGTAGTCGCAAATACGGGTCCGGACCGTAGCAAAGGATAGGCTGCCAGCAGGAGAAGCCCCAAGGCCCTGAGCCGGCCCCGGCACGGTTGAACCAGCAGAGCGTCCAAGTAGGCTGCGGGTAAAGGTAGTGGTTCTGATTTCCTGGCGTGATTGAGACAACGCGCGCCATCTTGCGGCACATCGGCAAAAATGTGTCGATTAGCTCTTGAAGCTCGGCAGGCGTGTCCGCGAAGTGCTCGCTTTCGTAATCCAGCCCGATCCCGTAAGGAGGGTCAGTGACCACCGCATCAACGTCAGGGATGACGGGTAGCGCGTCACGACAGTCTGCCAAATAAAGCATTGCCCGCCCGACACGCTCCACGCGGATCATCAGTAGCCCCCGCTCTTGGGCGTCCATGCGGGCGCATCTTCTTCCGTGGACTCGTCGGCGGTGAGCTTGGACTTCAGTGCATCGGCTTCTGCCCATGTATCGAATGTGCCGAGCGCGTCCTTCGTGTCGAACACGCGCCAGCGCCCGTAACTGTCCACGGTGAGCTGGAGGTTCATGCTGCCCTCGTTTCCGGCTCAGGCATCGGAAGGTTCAGCTCGCGTTGCTTTGCCCGGAATGCCTTCTCGGCCTCGTCCAGGTTGTATTCGACGCGCTGACGAAGCTCGGGGAACGCCGCGATCAGCTTGAGCCAGCAGGACGCGGGCATTTCGGTTGTGCCGCAGATGTATTGCTGGACTGATTGCTTCTCGCGTTCGATCAGCCGCCCGATTTTCTCATAGGTGAGACCGTGCGCGTTCTTCAGTTGCAGCAGCGCCAAGGCTATAGCGCCTTGAACTTCTTCGCAATTTTTGTCTGTGATTATTGACGCGCTCACGAAGTATAACCTTCGTCACGATGTGCGATGTCGTGTTCAACGCCGAGCCGGGGGCCGTCATGCTTCGCCCCCCCAAGCCTCTCACGGCTCCCGGTTCGCATTCCTTCGGGAACATTCGGGAAGTCCCCGAACACCCCCCAAGCGCCATTGTCCTTCGCCTCCTTACGATATTGATCGATGAGGATGAGGAAGGAGCCGCCGCCAGCGAAACAGGCGAGCGTCACAAGCGCGTCGATCAGAAGATTCCCCCCGCCAGCCATCAGAGGTCTGCGCGGGATTCAATGGGTGGGGTCAGTGCTGCGTGCCGGCGGACTGACCCCGGCGCGATAGGTAGGGGAGCCACCTGCTCGCGCAAATGTTGTGACGAGGCCATCTATGCGGCCTCAGATTCGTCGCTCGCATCTTCGAGCGTGTCCCATGAAATGACCCTGCCCGCCGCGAGCGCCGCTAGCCGTAAATGATTCAAACGGCTGTCCGTAATCCGGTGCCGCCAGCTATTGGCGGTGGAAACCGGCGCTTCGACCAGATCGGCCATGGCCTTGATGCCGCCGAAATCCTGAACAATCTTATCGCTGAGCCGCTTCATCCTCTGTATGTTGCGATAAACGCAACGGTTCGTCAAGCCCTATCTGGCGCTCTTCGCAATAGAATTGATGTTGCGAATAGCGACAATGCGCCGATGGACGTTGATACGCTCAAGCGGCTGATGAAAGAGCATGGAGAGTCCCAAGCAGACATGGCGCGGCTGCTCGACTTGACGCCCGACAAGATTTCAAAAGTGATGAAGGGCAAGCGCCGCCTCACGCTGGAGGAGGGGGCGAAGCTGGCACGATATTTCAATACGGTCGTTGAACCAGAGCCAGAGCCCAAGATACCAATTATCGGACTTGTTTCAGCGGGCGAGTGGCGTGAGGCGATCGAGCACGTGACAGAGTGGCTCCCAAGCCCCGATAAGAAGCTCAGTAAGGACGCTTTCGCCGTAGTAGTTGAGGGCGATTCAATGGACCTTGTGGCGCAGGAGGGCGAGGCGATCATCGTTGACCCCCGCGACAAGGATCTTATCGTCGGCAAATACTATGTCGTCCGCAACGGCTCCGGTGAGACCACCTTCAAGCAATATCGTGATAATCCCGCCCGCCTTGAACCATGCTCCTCGAATCCGGCGCACCAGCCCATCTATCCGGGTCGCGATGTTTTCACCGTGGTGGGAAGGGCGAGGAAACGTGTGGCGGACCTTTAGCCTCTTTGCGCTGCTGCTCGGCGGCTGCCGCGACGAAGCCGAACGGCGGCAGAATTTCAACACCGCGTGGGACAATGTGCGGCAGGATTCCGACATTGAAAGCTTGAAGCGCCAAGTGGCCGATCTTCAGAAGCAGGACGAGTTCCAGGACAACGAGCTGACGGCCCTTGCGCAGAGCGAGGACGAGTTGTCGAACACCGTCTCTCGAAACGGCAAAATCCAGAACGACAACACCAATCTCGCCGAGCGCCGCTGGGATTATATCCAGCAGAGGTTGCCGCACTAGTTGCGAAAAAAACTATAGTCGGCGCTTGACACTGTTGCGATAATCGCATAGTCCTCTCTCATTCGATTGGGAGAAGGACACATGGCTACCTTGGAACAGTCACTCTTGGATGCCGCGCCCAACGGCGTCTCGGTCGTTCGCGATCTCCCCGGCGGATGGATGGCGATCATTGCCAAGCACCCGAACAAGGTGCCGCTAGTCGATTACACGAAACATCCGACCGACATGCTTCTGCGCTTCAAGATGGCCGTTGCCGAGCGGTGGGCGGCATGAGCCGCGTAAATCCCGAGCATAAATTCGATGGCGTCGGCATAGCCGGAATGTGCTCCTGCGGATGGGTCGGGGCGAACTGGCGCGGCAAGGGTGCGCGCCTCAACGCCATCGCCGACTGGCGGTGCCATCGCGAGAACTGCGAAGCTGAACTGCAGCGCGAACAGGTGGAAGCATGACCTTCACCCCCACCGATGCGCGCACCCTTGAAGATGCGGCTGAACTTTGCGCCGCTCGACCCGACCTGCGCCCTACCCGCCATGTGGTGATTTATCCCGATAGGTTTTGGGCGATTGCCGCTGCGCGTCACCGCGCTGGTCGTGCTGCGCACCGAGCCAAATCTGCGTTTGTCTCGGCCATTCGGCGACCATCGCATATCGCTGCTAGTCTCGCCCGTTTCCTCATCATGGCCGCGTGTGCGGTTTACGCAATCGCGTTGTGGGTGCAGCCGTGAGCGCGCCGCCGGAACTTGCCGAGCGGTGCGAACAGGCGACGCTGACCGTCGGGTTTTTCCCAAGAAAGCTGCGGCCCGAGCGGCCGCTGCTCACGATGGAGCGACAAATGGCAAGGTTCTATAGAGGTACTGAAGTCGTTGATGCATTCCGGTGGACGGCGGACGAGAACCAAGCTGATGATCCGAATTGGATCGTCGATGCGATCAAATCGGGTCTCGTAACCTTCGCAGGGGTCGGAAATCACGCGGTGAAAATGCTCATACATTCGCCTAGCCGAACCTTCACCGCAGCGCCCGGCGACTGGATAATCCGCAATTCGAGAGGTGAGGTTACTGCTTGCCCCCATCAGGCGTTTCAGCGCGCCGCCGCTCTCCGCGCTCGCGCCGCGATAGCGATGGAAGCCCGTAGGGGCGCGACAGGGAACACTGACGCGACCGCCGAAGGCGGCGACAGCGCAGGCCGTCAGGCATCGCCCAAACAGGATCGCCCATAATGAGCAACGATCGCATCAATGAGCTGCCGATCTGCGCGAAGCTGACGCGCGAAGCGTTCGCGGTCGATGTTGCCGAAGATCGGGCGGCACGAGCCGAAGCCGCCGCGCTGATTGCGGAACTTGTGGAGGCGCTGGATGCCGTTTGCAGCGAATACGTCAGCCATGATGAGGGCTGCGATCTAGACCCCAATTTCGGGTCCGGCTGCTGTTGCACTTGCGGGGCCAGTGAAACACGCGCCGACGCGGAAGCCGCTCTTTCAAAAGCGAGGGCGCAATGACCGACATCATCGCCGACGCAACGCAGGTCTCACCCCAGGACTTCGCACGGTCGCTTGGTCTCAACATTCGCACGCCAGAGGAAAAGCTGGCCGAATGGAACGCCGGGGTGGAGCGCTACATGGAGCTGATCCTGAGCGGTGTGGAATGCAACTCTCATGGAAATCCCCAGGTGATCGAAGCCATGAAGAGAATCGCTCAGCGAGAAGGCGACGCCTGTGTTCAGGGCGACCCGCTGAAAAGGCGCGCGGCGTGATTAAGCCGAGGCCCATACCGCCCCTTAGCGAGAATGACCGCGCAAGGTTCTGGAGCAAAGTGGACCGACGGGGAGCCGACGACTGTTGGCTTTGGCTTGCCGCTCGGAGGAAAGGCTACGGCAGATTTGGCATTAAGAAAGGCCGAGCCTACCCGGCCACGCGCGTCGCTTGGGTTATCACATACGGCGAGCAGCCAGACGGACATGTCTGCCACAAATGCGACAATCCGCCCTGCGTGAATCCGAGCCATCTCTTTGTCGGCACACCCACCGACAACATGAGAGACATGTCAGTTAAAGGGAGGCACTGGAACAGCAAGAAAACGCACTGTCCCCAGGGCCATACGTTCGACCCCGAAAACACCTTTCGCGCGCACGGTGGCGGCCGAGGCTGTCGCGAGTGCCGCAAGATACGGCTCAGGGAGCTGCGGATGAAGGAATCGGCCCGCGCCTCAAGGCGGGAATACGCGAGGCTCCGCAGTGCGGCGTATGTAGCCGCCGGCCTGACAACCAAAGGGAAGCCGCGCGTTCGACCCGTTAGCAACCCGCAAGTGATCGAGGCGAAGCGGAGAATAGCCGAGGGACAGTTCACGGAGGTTGTTTCAGACCCGCTTCCACATCTCGAACCGAAACGGAGGGCCGCGTGATTATTTTCCGCAACCAGGGCCTCATCGATCTTGCTGCCATTCGCACGCTTGGCGTGTCGGTGAAAGAAGAAGGCGCTATTGGCTACTTCGGCACCGGCCTGAAGTTCGCAATCGCGACTATCCTTCGCGGCGGCGGCTCAATCTCCATTCATCGCGGCGAGCAGGAGCATCGCTTTGCAACCGTTGAGAAAGACGTTCGCGGCAAGCCATTTCACATCGTTACAATGGACGGCCAAGAGCTTGGTTTTACTACCACTTTGGGCCGCGATTGGCAACCTTGGATGGCCTTCCGCGAACTCGCTTGCAATGCTCTGGACGAGGGCGGCAGGTTCTATGCCGAGCGCTTCGATGTTGGCGAAATCTCTGCTGACGAAACCGTGGTTGTCGTCTGCTCAGAAGAGATTGAGGACGCCTACTATTCACGCTCCGAAATCTTGCTCGAAACCGCGCCGGTCTATGCGAACGACTACATCGAAATCCGACCCGGCAAGTCGCACCATCTCTACTATCGGGGCGTCCGCGTTCACAAGTTCGGCTACCCTACCGCGCAAACCTATAACCTGCTGCGCAAGATCGACCTTACTGAGGACAGGACGCTCAAATACTGGTGGGAAGCGGACGATCATATCGCACGCGGCCTTGCGCAATGCGACCGAGAAGAATTGGTCCTTGCCGCACTAACCTGCGGCGACGATTACCACGAACACAGCCTATCGTTCAGCGAGGCATTTAAGCCATCGCCAACATTCCTTCGCGTGGCCGCCGGTCTGCGTGGGCGGCTCGACAACATCAAAGATGCGAACCCGTCTGCCATGAAAATGGCGCGGCTGCTCAGCCTGTCTGATCTTGGCCCGAGCGAAAGCGTTGAGCTTCATCCGTTGGAGCGCTCGCGGTTCGAGAAGGCGAAGGCGTTCCTCATCGCGT